CAAGCTTGACTTCAATCAAATAGTAGTGTATAATAGACGTATATTAACAATAAAGGAGTAATCATTATGATGCCATCTAACCCAGCAGATTTAAAGAAAATTGACGTAGCTCTACAACAGATTTCAGATTCTAAAACTAGAATTGAAGCAGAACAAGAACATATTAAGGAAGTTATAACTAAAGTACACGAAGACTTTGATTTGAACAAAAAACTAATTAGACAATTAGCAAAGGTATGGCATATGAGAAATTATGCCGAAGAGGTAACACAACAAGAAGACTTCCAAGAAGCCTATGAAGCATTAACCTCTGTCAACAATAAGTTAGATGTTATTAACTAATTGTGAAATGCATTAACATTTCAGAACCAGTATCAGATAAAGGATTTACAACAGTTGCATAACGGTTGATGATGCCTACTCTTTGTTGGAAAGACTCAACGTGGTTAGATGTTAAGATTTCAGTTTGGTAGTCACCCATTACGATAGATGATGCACCAATTGTTTTCTTGTTATTTTCGATAAGACCAACATAAGCAACTGTAGCAGTAGCGTCTGGATTAACGAAGTATTTTGTTTTACCAATTTTAGAAACAGCAAGACGTTTTTCGTTTTCTTCTTCAGCACCACCTACGTATGTGTTTAGGGCAGTAACAGAAGCAGCCGCTTTATAAGGTAGAATAACAAATGCGTCAAATGTACGGTAGTTATCTGTGTTCATTTTAAGAACTAATTCTTGAACACGTTGAGTAATTTCAAATAAAGTTGATTCTGCATTACCAGCATCTGATAAAGTTAATGTTGGTGTTGAAAGTGAATTAGCATTAAGGAATGTAATTAATGCATCATTTTCTTCTTTATCAACGATACCTTTTAACATTGCACCTGCAATATCATAACCATCTTCGCCGTATTGGTTTTTAAGGTCTTGGACTGCTTCAATAGAAAGACCAGTTGATAATGGAGTTGCAGAATTAGAATTTACTGTTAAGGTTGCTTCTACTGTTTCGTAAGAACCAGTCGCACCATTTCTACGTAAGTTGATTACAGTACCAGTTGACATTTTCATAGGAACAACGGCTGCGATGTTTCTTAAAATTGAAGTTGTAGGTAATTCATGGAAGGCATCAATCACTTTGTTAAAACTGAAATCTACTGTACTGATATCAGAATGGGTTGTTTTCTCATTAATTACTTGTGACATGGTGTTATTTCCTTAAAAATTACTAATATTGATATTATTAATATTTATAACAAAAATACTTGACTTAACCATAATAGTAGTGTATAATACGTAGTATATCAAATAATGAAAGGAGTGATTAATATGCCACTAATTAGAAATAAAAAAGAACGTGATGAATATTTAAGAACACAGAATAGGTTTTATATTGCAGGTTGGTTTGCTTCTGAACTATCAGAACCACCACAGGCATTTACAGGTAGTAATAAAGTGTTCCAAAAATACTATGATGATTACTTACGTGGATATGGTGATGAACTTGCAAATGCAGAGTCGTTAGGTGCATCTTCATGTGGTTGTTAAATTGAATTATTACTCGACATTTCATATATCTTATGGTATGATCTAATTATGGAAAATAGAATTGAAAGTGTTAAGAATAAGGTAGTTGATGTAGAACTTCACGTTGAAGATTTTGCAACCATCGTTCAAGAAGAATTCGATGATTTAGGTGTAGAAGTTACAGTTAATGAAGTTGAAGATTTCCCCGAAAATATGATGTCGGTTAATGGTTATTTCAATGCATATGAATATGACTTGAAGGAAAATATTGAACTTGCTTTAATCGTTGCAGATGAGGACGGTACTATTAATATAAATACTGATAGTTGGAATTTCTTACAACATCAAATGCGACAAACGTTAGAACACGAAATGATTCATAGAGAGCAAGTTACAGAACGTGATGGTTTGGTTGTTATGCCTGTGTATGACGATAATATGGGTAAGGAAGAAAAACGTATTGTTTATTTAAGTGACCCTGATGAGATTGGTGCATATGCAAACGATATTGTATTAGATTTATTACGTACATACACTAACTTTGGCGCTGGTCAAATATTACAAACTGCAGAATTAGTTACTAAGAATGAATCACCAATACTTTATGAATATGTTGAATTATTTGGTAGTGATAGTGATATAGTTAAGGAGATTACTTCACTTGCAATGAAAAGAATTAGTAATTAAATTTTGAGGGGGTTATATAATGAGTAAATTGAGCAAACAACAAGAATTCCAAATTCTTGTTGAGTCAAAAGTCAAAGATGGTTTATCTACATATATGGATGTTATTACAGACTACATGGTAGAAAACGACCTAGAAGCAAAACAAATTTCTAAACTTATTTCACCAATATTAGAAGAAAAGATAAGAATAGAAGCAGTAAATAACCGTTTAATTAATGATGAAGAAATAGGGAGTGCATTACCTTTGTGACTGGATTAGATGCATATAGGTTATATGTTTCTATAAAACAACATTTTAATATTGAAAATGATTATAATTTTGTTAAGTATAACGGCAAATTGAAATCATTGAATATAGATACATATAATAAACGTAAAGATAAATATTACTTTGAAGCATTAGGTTCAAAGAAGGGTAAACATTTATTACAATTTTTAGTTGCTAATTTTGTTGTCGGAGATGGTCGATATATTGCCGAAATGTATAACCAAGAATCTGAAAAAGTTTACTTTGGTTGGATGAAAGTAATTGAGTCTTTGACGTATTTGTTTGAACAAGATATTAAACAAATCAAAGAGTTTTTAGAAGAAAGAAATTTGAAGTTTGATGAACTATTCAAAGTAAATGATGGAGGTCACCCAATCATTTTTAGATTCGTTGAACAGAAAATGATTAAAGTTGAAACGTATATCATAATGGATAAAGTTTTGAACTTTAGCAAAAAGTTTAAGATAGAAATTGAGGACGAGTATATCTATCCTGAAGCACAACACAAGTTTGATAGATATGCAGAATTTATGAACTTTGATACCAAGAAATATGGGTCAATAATGAAAGGAGTTTTTGCCTAATGCAAATGCACGATAAATTGAATTCAAATATTAATTTGAATAGTATGACTTTGAAAGAAGTTGATATGATTGATGATAATACATTAAAAGTTACTTATATGTTAAACACAGTTAAGATGTCAAACAAATTAGAATATAATTTATCATCAAATGCAAGATTAGATTATAATTCTATTGTAGAAATGCTTGGTGGACAACCAACTTTTTTAACAGAATAACTTGACAAATGAATAGGGGTATGTTATAATGGAAGGTAATAAACATAGTAAACAAGAGTGCGAAGTCAAGTGCGACGCACTCAAAACAATTTTAACTCAAATTCAACAAGAATCTGGTCTAGAACAAAACTATCAAATCAGACACCTTGCCGAATCTGGGTTGGATTTGATTAGAGAATTGAAAAATGAATTTTCTAGTTAGAAAACTGTTATAAATAACAGTGTAGTATAAAAGGTAGTATGATATTTTAATATAGGAGAGTATATAATGAGTGAAGAAGTGAGTATTCAAAACACAGTTAAGATTGACGGTAAAGATTATGAGGTAGATGCACTACCTGATGTTGCAAAGATTGCTATTGATCATTTGGTTGCAATTGACAAAGAAGTACAACGTCTAGAAATGGCACGTGCTGGATTTGCACAAGCAGTTAAATCGGTAATGGAAGGTGATGAAGCACCTTCACCAGTATCTGAAGATAAAGAAACTGAGTTTGTTCCAGAAGAAGTATAAAACAAATTAGAGGGTTGTGTGATACCTCTATAAAAACATCACGTAAAACGTTAAACAGGTAATTATACCTTAAATCAATATAGGAGAAGTATTATGGGGTTTTCAGCTCTAAAGAAAAGAAGTAAGTCAAAAAAGAACGTATCTGAAATGATGGATAAATTGAACAAGGCAAGTGGCGCCAGTTCTAATTCATATGAAGATGACAGATACTGGAAATTGGAAAGAGATAAGACTGGCAATGGTTATGCAATCATTCGTTTCTTAGACGCACCAGATGGTGAAGATTTTCCATTCGTTAAAATGTATTCACATGGTTTCAAAGGACAAGGTGGTTGGTACATTGAAAATTCATTAACAACAATTGGTAAATCAGATCCTGTATCTGAAGCAAATTCAGAACTATGGAACAGTGGAATTGATTCAAATAAAGATATTGCAAGACAACGTAAACGTCGTTTACAGTTTATTTCTAATATCTATGTTGTTAAAGATTCAAATAATCCAGCAAATGAGGGTAAGACATTTTTATTCAAATATGGTAAATCTATTTTTGATATGATTCAGGCCGCAGGTGCTCCTGAATTTGATGATGAAACACCAGTAAACGTTTTTGATTTATTTAATGGTGCAGACTTTAAACTAAAGGCACGTAAGGCAGATGGTTTCATTAAATATGATAAATCTGGTTTTGAAGAACCATCTCAGTGGTTGAAAGATGAAGGTGAAATGGAAGAATTATATAATGGTTTATATTCATTGAACGCTGAAGTTGGTGAAGATAAGTTTAAAACTTATGATGAATTGAAAACTAAATTCTTACGTGTAACAGGTGGTAGTGCAGAAGCATCTACAATGACTGCAGAATCAATTTCTGCACCAGAAACACCAGTTGCAGATGTTAGTAACCAAACGGATGAAATTCCTTGGGATACAAACGACACTGTAAGTACCTCTACTGCCGATGCAGATGAAGATGACACTATGAGTTATTTTGCTAAGTTGGCAGATGGTTAATTAAAAATTAACTTATGAAAAGGGAGTCTTTACGACTCCCTTTTTAAAAAGGGAGTCTTTACGACTCCCTTTTTTTATCCTCTTGAAGAAACTGAATATTCTAATGAACTACCCACACCATTCGGTAACGAAGGGGAGTGGGCAGTTGACTGTGCGTATATATTATTAGATGAGGTGTTGTTATTTGTAGTGGTATTATCAATAACAACAGGAGCACTATTTTGTACATTACCACCAAATTGTTCATTAGGTTGTAAGTTAGTTATTGGTACATAACCATCCATTATAGATTTACTCTGTTGACCAGTCCAACCCATTGCATCAGTTCCCATTTGCAGACCTAACGGTAATAGACCCCATCCAGGCACAGCAGAACCAGCAGATAAAGCGGCACCTAAATAGTCATCGTTGTTAATACGGTTTGTCATATCCCAGCCAGCCAAACCTGCACCAAGGCCAGGTAACGCTCTAGAACCAAATTTAGATATGTTTCTAAATCCAGCAGTTGGTCCAGTTCCTAATGTACCAGATGTACTGAATGCACTTAATGGCCTTAGTGTACTTAAACCATTCGCACCAGTTCTAAATGCCTGATTACTACGAGTTAATTGACTAGTTTCATTCACCCAATGTTTTGCCAATGACCACTTTTCTTCGCCAGGAATGTATCCCTTATTAAACCATTTACTTCCTTGCATAGCATTGTTACCAATAATAGCAGATTGTGTTGCAACTAATGAAGAATATACAGGTTTATAATCTTCACCCACTACTGGTGGTGGTGGTGGTGGCTCGCCACGTTTTCTGGCTTCTTCAACATCTTTCATCCATTTTTTGTTGTTTCTACTACCTCTAGCGGCACCTGCTTTCTCGCCTGGTGATAAAGGTTTGCTCTTTCCTTTACCCCAACCTTTACCATCAATATCATTTTCGTCATATCCGTGATCACCACCACTACCAGTAACTGCGTTATATATTTTCTCCAACCAAGATTCCGTATGTATGTCATGTACATATGCAGAGCCAGGCTCTGACATCATTTTGTTTACATGGTCTTGCAAGTCTTTATCAGCAGTAACACCATCAATCCCCTTAATCAACTTCATTTGTTCATCATCATCAACCGATTTAGAATCTAAAAATGCCTTTTGCTCATCATAAAATTTATGCTTTTGAAGTGTATAAGCATCTGACCCTCGTTCTAAACCAGATAAAGACTTATGTTGTCTTGACCTCATTGCTTTATATTCTTTTAACTCATCACCAGTCAGGATTGCCTCACTTGACCACCATTTCAGACCATTTAAATCATCATGAGCTTTACCAACACCCGAATAACTGTTATTCATACTAGCTTTAGACAAACCAGAAACTTTTACCTCATCACTAAACTTAGCGGCAGTACCTTTCTTTCCAAATTTTATGTTTTCAAAACCAAACCAACCCCCATCAGAATACGTAATAGATTTGCCTTCTAGTTTTGCATTAAGTATATCTTTAAGTAGTTTCTCATCACCATCACTCCAAGTATATTGAGCAATTAACGCTTCAATAGTTTGTGCTGGAAGTTTTGCAAGTCCTTCTAAATCTTCAATATCAGAAATACCAGAACCAACATCAACTACACCATGAACATTCTCGGCCGCATTTCCTAATTTAGTTGCCCTTTTCCAATCAATACCTGTTTTAAATTTAGTAGCACCAGTTTTATATCCAGCCTTACCACCATCTTGAGTAAAAAAAGACATCGACGTAGTCCATTTATCTGCATTACCAAAGGCGTCTGATTGGCTCATTGTATATTTGTCAATCCAACTTGTACCATCTTCTTGGAAATCTGGTGTTATTAGATCAACAACACCTAACACACCTTTAACTAAATCATGTCCAGTGTTTATAACTGATTCTGTAACACCTTGTCCTTGTTGCATTTTATCGCCAATTTCAATTGGTGCAAGAATTTTAAGTCCTGTTTTAGCAACTGTTTTTGAACCTTTAATGACTTTACTCATTGTATTAGCAGTTTTATTAGCAGTTTTTGAATTTACTGGATCAGTTGTAGGTACACCATTTGCCGTTGGTTTATTTGGTTTCCAAGAAGATTTCCATTCATTAAGTTTATTTTTACTAAATTTATATGCAGGAATAGAGGCGGCGGCAGTAGCAACAGCACCAAGATTACCTTTTAAAAAGTTACCAATAGAGGCAAGAAAACCACCACCACTACCACCACCTTTGCCAAGTAATGCACCTAGTCCACCTTTTTTACCACCAGCAAACATAGCATCATTTTTAGCTTCAAGCATATCTTTACGTGCTTGTATATCACGTGCATCCTTCTTTTCCATCAAATCTAAAATAGACGCATTAGATAAAACTATTTGTTTTATACTATCACAACAATCAGTACCAGTTGGATTTAAAAGAGCACCAGAACCACCTTCCATAGATAATTGAGCCTGTTCAATAAATTTACCTGTTTCTGTATTATATAAACCAGGCGTTTTACCAGACCGTCCTTCTTTTTTGTGATCAAACATTTTATATTTACCAGATGCCAGACCGGCTTCACCATCTTCTGAAAATTTCCACCCACGTCCACCACCGGCACTGACGCCCATCATAGAAACATTTTTTAAAAAATCAGGTAATGTATGCATATTGGGCATGATCATGAGAGGATTACCATTTTCATCTCTCCTAGCCGCAGTTCTTATTACCTCGTCTCGAAGACGATTTTTATTAGTATCGTGTCTTTGTTGATCAAAACCAGAAACATTTGCCCCCTTTACATACTTATACCCTAGAGGTGACTTTGACTTACTACCATTGCCGGCAGGAATACCTCGACGTTTTACAAACTTTGCAACAACCTCCGCATCTTTCTTTGAAATTGGTTCAGATTGTGTTTCATTGTATTTGTCCAATGTAACACCATGACGTATTTTTTGAGCATATTTGATCATTTTTAATGTGTCTTTAGCGTCACCATTCCCCTCACCACTCAACTTCTCTAAATCGGATATAGTCCAGGCCTTACCTTTTAACCCTTTTGCCTCGATAAATTTTTCAATACTTTGACCAATTTGTTGCTCTCTTCTTAGATGTCCATGTCGTTCTAACTTCATCTTTCTTATTTCTAAGTCTTTCTGTTCTTTAGTAGAACCTATCATAGATCCGTGCATTTTAACAATTTCTGTTGCAACTTGGTTAACGGCAACATAGTTTTGCTCCGACATATGTCTCATACCAGCAAATAAATTTGCATTGTGTTTAGACACCTGAAACTGATCCCATGCCTGTTTACCTGCAAGTATTGACTGTGCTTTTTGGTGTTTTTGGTCATCTGTCATATGAGTAGACAAACCATTAATTGCATCTAGGACTTGTGTTTGAATGGCACTAAAACCATTCAACAAGTTATTATTCATTTTTTCTTGTGTACTCAACAACTTTTTATTTTGTGAAGTTTGTTGATCAATTTGAAATTTTTGAAATTTAACTATTTTAGATGTATTTTCTGCAGTATCACTATTAGCATTTGTGTTAGATTTTTCATTTTGTGATGGTGTTTTGGTTTTATCTTTATCTTTACCCATATCTTCCATCATGCCGCCGAATTTATCTATACCACCTTGAAGTAGTGCCACTTGCGCTGTTAAATTTGCTAATGTTCCTATACTCATTTCTATATCCTATTATAGTTTTTGTGCTTCAATACGTTCTTTTTCTTCTTTAATATGTTGTTGTATTAAGTCAACATATATTTTCCTTTCAAAAGGGATCATATTTTCTAAATCGTAAAGACTATAATTGTGATGTTGCATAAGTTGGAAGTTTGTCAAATAAAAATTTGACAACGAATCGTAACTTATGCTAAATCGAAAAAAGCCTCTAACCCCTCGACAATAATATCTTCTGTATAACCACATTCAGAACATTTATATTTAATAATATGTCTTAATGTAGGTTGTTCATCAAAGAATTTTCTAATGTCACTAAACACGTTTTCATTTAATGCTTCGATAAAGTTTAATAATTCTTTCTTAGGTGTTTCATTACCTTTGTATATCTTATCTGCATCGAAAATATAATCAATAGAATCTACAATAATTTTGAACATCTTATCAGTTTCAGATGTTTCATTATTATATCTTTTTAGATCACCAGCAGATAAATACTTAAATTGAATACCAATTTCATCATCAATCATTACCTTACTATTATCTTCTTCAGGGAATTCGACCTTAATGTCACCAATATCAACAGAAACACTATTCGTCGCACCACACATTTTTCCATCAACTTCATTTTGACATACATATGCAGTTTCAATTAATTCACCACGACTTCTAGATCTAATATTTAAAAACAAATAATCAATATCAAAGTTAGGTAACTTTTCTGGTTTAACTTTACCAAATGTACAGTTTTTAATTATTTGAAATGTAGATTCTGTTATTACATCATCTTTATCTTTATCATCTTGTTTAGCACTCTCAAGTGCAAGTAATAGTATCTTTTCTTCTTTTACTAGAAAAGGTCTATATTCAATAACTTCTTTATTACTTGGTAGTTCTAGTTTATATTTCGGTGTTTCTATTTGTGGTAACATTTTATTATCATCCTATATCATTATTTAAAATTAATATTATATCACATTCAATCAGTTTGTACGCTAACCCAATCACGGAACGCAAGTGTTAATGTAAACGTTGACACTTCGCTATTGTCCCAAGATAATTCAACCTGTCCCATATTATTTGGCCAAGCCTCTAACAATTGAATAGAATACTCTTCTTTCAACTTTCTATTTAGTGATGTTATTCTCACTGTTGTGTTGTACATATCATAATATAAATTTCTATACAGATTACTAGACCCTAAACCAGCTCCATGTATTACAGATATCCAGGCATCAAACCAATCCCTTTCTCTCATATCTTTACTACACATAATAGTTAAGGGTAATGTATCTACAATCATTTCATTTGCCATTTTAAATTGAGCACCAAACCGTTTTATTTGTTGCTCACCCAATTGCTTCCCTGGCAGTGCGGCCGCCTTAACCATAAATTTCATGGTATCAGGTATATCTGCACCTGCGAATCTAAGAATAGGGGGTGCAGATATTTCAACTTCAAAAAGATTACTTCTTGCATAATCTCCACTTTGTAATTGTTTATTGAATTTATCGTAATTCATTTATTTGCTCCAAACTTCCTTTGCACTCGCACCAACAAATTTCTGGTATGGAAGATATATTACATTCTCCCATTCTCTAGGATGTGACTCCATTAAACTTGTTCTAACTTGACTGTATAGATATTTATGAATCATCTTGTCTGCATTAGGTATTGTTTTAACAATATTCCACGTTACATTAAATATTGCTTTATGATCAAATGTTTCAGGATCTCCCTTTTGACTGGCAAATTTTAATAGTTTATTTAAAAACCTCTCTCTATCTGTTGGTTTAAGGTAGTGGAAATTTAGTCCAATAAATCCACCTTGATATACATCAAGGACTACAATTAGTGGGAACTTATCCCAATACGGTAATGTTTTCTTATGTTTTGCATCATACCCAAATGTGTATATCTTTCCAGGCATTAGTTTTGTTTTTTTCTTAAATCCCTTTGCAGACTCACCTACTTTATCTTTAAACCAATTACCTGCATTTTTAGTTTTCTTATATTTTGATAATTTCTTTTTTGGCGTTAGAGCACGTTTTGTTAGTCCTTGTGCAATATTCTTTCTTGCCATTCTACCAGTTTTACCAGTTTTTGTCACCTGACCCCATTGTGCGCCCAACCAACGATAGACTTTTCTATCACTGCCTTTAATTTCGGTTCCAACTGGTATTGATGTTTGTTTTTTTGGCATATTACTTTACTAAATGTTTTTCTGTTAAAATCTTAAATTCCCATTTTCTATCTTTACAAAACTCTTCTGCTTCTTTCCATTTCGCTTCATTAACTTTCCAAGTCTTTAGTTCTCTTAAATATCTATGTTTACTCTTTGCAGTCTTTCCCATTTTGGGTGGACGGGTTTGTATATCTGGTTTAACCTCAATCAACGTATGCTTGATGTTGCCATCAGTATCGCGGGTTTTGATAAGAAAATCTACATAATATCTATGCATTTTATTATCAACTGGACTATAGTATGGTATTACCACTTCTTCACTATTCCAAGCAATCACTGATGGATTATTATCACAATAACGCATAAAGGTTCGTTCCCACAAACTTCGGTATTGTACATTATCTACATTACCAACGTATTTGTCGCGGTTTTTAACTTTGTATTTGCCTTTATATGCCATCGACTATATTTATATAAATAGAAGATATAATAATTATCACATCAATTAGAGAATAAAAATGGGTGCATTACAAATAATCAATAAGGTCGGCAAGTGGATACAAGATAATAAAGCCGCCTCGGGTGCTTTCGCAGGTGCTACTGGAGCTGGTACAATTGGATTAAATGATTTGTTTTCTGGGCCTGATATATTGCCAGATAATTTAAAAGGGGGCGATGTAGTTGTACAGTTCCCTGAGGATAATGTTTCGGGTGGTGACTTTTGGACTGAACTTACTTTTTTTAGTTGGAAAAGATCTAAAAATGGTGTACATTTAGACGATGATACATTTGATGGGGTAAATACACAAAGTTCAACAACCAAAACAGACTTTCTAGGTATATGTAAATTACCTATGCCTTTACAACTATCAACTGGTTATTCTGGTAGATTTTCTGAAGCAGATAATATGAGTGTAGATAGGGACGGTACTGGTACTATGGGTGATCTTGGTGAAAGGGTTGGTGGTATTTTCACTGGTCTAGGTTTGGAGATCAAGGCGGCAGGAAATGCGCTTGCAAATCTTAATAATACTGCTAAGATGTCAAATGCAAGTATTAATAATAACCATATGGGAATGCAATATGAAGGTGCAAAT